AGGCTGGACGCTCCTGCAAGCCCAAGAACATAGTAATTTTTGCTGCATCTTCGTCACTGGCGCCTCGATACAGATCTGAAAGAACCGTGCGATAGTGCCCACGCACCACGCCTAATTTAGCCTTTACGACATCTGATCCGGCTGCAAGGTCAATTTTTGCCAGCTCTGTCTTGAGTATTTCTAGCTCTGACTGGTTTAGCGCGCCCATAGTAGCGCCGGTTGCCTTCAGTGCCTTCAAGCTGTCAAGGGCAAGAGACGAAACAACACTGTCGACAAGTTGCTGAGTTTTCCCAGCTGGGGTCATGGGGACGCCTCTGGTCATCCAGGCCCAAACTCCAGTTGTCATGCTCGGATCTTGGTCAATCATGCTTATGATGCTGTCGATGTCCCTTAGCGTTGACACTGCCGACCTTCCGCGTAGCTCATTGCTTGACCCCTGTTTTTCCGAAGCATCTAGCGCCGCCAACAATGACTTGCCATACTCCACGGTGGCTGGGTTAAGCAGTAACGCCATCGCCTGTTTCCTCTGCGCGTCAAGGTCTCCGCCACCCGCAGCACCGCCGCCCATCAGTCCCTGCAACATCTGCCGCTGAGCCTGCGCGGCCGTAGCCTTGCGCGTCATGTCGGCCTGCTCGTTGAAGCGGGTCATCATGTTGTTAATACTTACGCCCTGCTGGCCCTGCAACGCCGCGCCGGCGTCGGACAGCCCGGCAAACGCCAGCATTCGCCTCTGCGTCTTGGACAGGCTTTCGTATGGATCGGCTGGCACCGCCGGCGCTTGTGCCGCCATCAGCTGCTGGATCAGCGCCATGTTGTTCTGCGCCGGAGCGTTCACGGCGGGCGCTGCCGCTGGCACAGCATTCGCTGGCACGTCGGGGCCGACGTCTGGTTGGACTGTCGCGGATACTGGCGTAATCGAGGGGCTATTTAAGATAGCCACCTCGTTTTCTAAGGCCTGATCGCCTACGTTGGCGTCGAATGAGCTGCTAATGCCTGCGGCCACGAGCTTGTCAATGTCTGCCTGTGTTAAGATATACGGTTCCATGTTACCCTCCATATCCAAAGCCAGTGCCAAGAGATCCGGCCCCTGACATTACCTGACCTACTGCCTTCAGCCCGCCGAAAGGATCTCGAGAAGTGACGGTGCCAAGCCCTTGCGGAACGCCAGCGCCAGCCGCCAGAAGAGCGTTGAGCTGCGTGAGCGGGTAAGCCTGCTCCTGCTCGAACGCTGAGTAGTCGGATTGCAGTTGTGCCTGCTCAAGCGCGCGCACCTGATCTCCCGCCGCCATTTGAGCCCCGAGGCCCGACAGCTCCGATTGCAAACGATCGCCGGCGAGTGCGCCCATTGCGTTCGCCGCGCGTCCCTGGATGTCTGCGGCACCGAATTGGCCCTGGTAGTTGGCCGCGTTGGCTGCCTGCTCGAATTGAGCCTGCTGGATGGCAAACTGATTTGCCGCCGCCATGTTGCCGGAGCGTGCCGCCTGATCTCGTGCGGCGGCCGCTTCGCGCGCCTGCTGCCCGAGTGTGTTTGCCGTCATCTGCTGTCCCGACTGCATGCCGCGCGCCTGCTGCACGTTGCCAATGTCGAACTGTCCAGACTGAAGCGCCTGTGTGTATGCCTTTTCCTGCAATCCGGATATCAAGTCTGCCGCCTGCTTGCCGTATGCTTCGCGAGTGGCCGCCTCTGCCACGCCCTGGCGTGACCCGCCAAATGCGCCGGCGGCCGTAGCCTGTGCGCCCATGGTGTTCAGAGCCTGCTCTTGGGCGCCGCCCAGCGTCTGCAAGCTGCGGCTAATTACGTTCTGAGTGTAGGGCGACATATACGGGTCAAAATTTGTTGTGGCCAGCTGGTTGACGTCGATCTGGCCGGGCGCCATTGCCGCATTAACCGCCCCAGTGCCCTGCATTGTCTGCGCGCCTCCGAGTTGTGCGGCCGCCATGTCAGCCGGGCTGAACCCACTCAGGCCCTGCTGGACGCCGATCGCCTGATCGTATGTCTGGCCGCCCATGTTGAGATTACCGTATCCAGCCAGCGCCTGGTTTTGCAGATCCGACATGCCGGCGACCATTTCGCCGGTGTAGGGCGTGTACTCTTGGTCTGCGATCGCAACGCCGCTCGGCAAGATGTTTTGGCGGATAAAATCTTCCTGCCACTGCGGCAGCTTGCTTGTCTCTGTTGTAGTCGATCCCATCAGGTCAGCTCCATCTCATAATGCGTGTACATTTCACGGAACGAGGCCGCTTCTGCGTATCTCTGAAAACCTTTGCGGCCGTCAGCTTCTATGGCGTCCAGTTTAGCTTCTTTGGCCACTTTTGTCAAAATTGCGAACACCTCTTGGCCCCATAGGTGCATCTTCTCTCCGCCCATCCACTCGATCTTCATGTTTTTACGCAGGGGCTGCTTCACAATGCACGTCACGACGGCTGCCATGGCCTTGCCGTCAACGTAAGCCAACCACAATAGGGACAGCCCGTTACGCAAGTCATTGACAATGTGGTCAATGGTTACGTTGTGGCTCTGGCGGCGGACTGCCGGCTCCAGTAATCGGACGGCGTCGTCCAAAACGCTCTCAACTTTATCGGGCAGGATTGACAGCAATTTGAATTGCGGCTTTATGTGTACGACCTCGCCCACTACCAACTGCCACCGGTAAGTGCCGCGCGGGACCATATGTGAGAAGAGGCGTCGTAAGCCCCAGTGCAAACATAAATATATGAAGCGTCCCAGCTAATAAGCCCAGCCTTGTCACTAGCCACGCCAACGCTTGAAGTTGGTGCCGTGCTTTTTAATACGATTTCCTTAAAAGCTCCTGACTTACTTACAATTGGATACCCGTTTACATTATCCCACAGGATGACGCCGTTTTGAGAGGCGGATGAATATGTTTCCTTAAAGCCAAGCTGATCCAGCGCCAGCCCAAGGTAGCGACGCATATTCTCGGCCCACTGGCTTATGTCCATAGTAATGGGTGGCAGCATCCGGCTCATCTGCGGCCGCCCGCCACTGCGTCCAATCGCATGATGCCAACGCGCCAATCCGACGCGGCGTCACCCGTGACACGCATTCTGATTTGACGCCCGGTAAACCGTAGGCTGGTCGGGTTGGCCATCGAAAACGGCCCATAGTCGCGCTCGGTGTCCGTCGGATAGAAGCGCGTCTTAAACGTGGCGTTCACGTCGCCCAAAGTTTTTTCGTCTGGGATCATGCCGCGCACAGCCATAACCTGTTCGCCGACGCCAATGGCGATCGGGCCGGTCTCGGCGAATGGAGTTTGGGTTCCGTAGTTAAAGCCGATTTCCTGCTCGTACAGGGTGCCGTCGGCGGCAATCCAGAACGGCTGGCGGAAAACGCCACGGTCTACGCCGGCCGTGCGATCGATTGATCCGGTCGTCCAAATCTTCTCTGCATAATCAAAAGCAGCATATCGGTCGCATTCCGTGCTGCTCGCGCTGGGGTAGAACCACCAGATTTCGTTGAAGCGGCTGTTCACGACGGCGTGTACCTTAGACTTCTGGTCGTTGTTCATGTCGCTAAACACATAGTCAGCCACGTCGCATGATAGATCCTGCACAGCTCCGCCAGAGTAAACAAAGAATGAGCGCTGGCCCATCCACACGACGCCCTCGTCGATGGATGCGGCGGCGTTGGCCGCAATCAGGCCGCAGCTGGTGCCAACCCTACTAAACCCATAAACAAATGGTGGGCCAGAGTATGTGGCCGTGTGGGCGTCTTGCGTCGTCAAGATTAGCGTCTGGCCGCGCGTGCGCAGGCCCTTGAGGATCACGCCATTCGTCTGGATCTGGATGTCGCCGGCCTCGTTTGTCGTCGCGGGCGTCCACAAGTTATTATTCTCGCGGTCTGACCAGGCGACTTTCCGAGGGTCGCCGCCGGCGCCGAATGCGAAAACAAAGCGCTCTTCCGTAACCATCATGCTGGAGCAGCCAGTCGGCGCGTTGGACAGAACGGCGGCGGGCGTGGCAGAATTAAGTGTCCACTGGTAAATCTTGCCGTCGTCAGCCGTAGTTCCGAGCAGATACTCGCCCCAATTCTCTAAGCTCCAGGTGGTAGCACGCAGAATGCTGCCAGTGTCTTCAGAGGGTAGGCCGTATAAGCCGTTGCCGAATGTGCTGGCGCTGTAGCCAGTAAACGCCGTGGCATCCACCCGCCCAGCGGTAAAGCCAGCAGGCGTAATGTCCGCCACAGTGTTGCCAGCGGTCATGGCGTACAACTTATTGTACGTTCCAAAGGCCACGCGGCGGTTGTTGGAGTTGTCTTCCCACGCGACCATCGTCCGCGCCACGCCGTTTATGTCAACGGTTCCGCGCTGACGCCAGCCGCCAATGGGGCGCAGTGCGCCCTCATGCCAGCGGATTAAGTTGCCATCACGCCAGCGGCCCTGGGACTGATACTCAGTGCCGTTGCGATATTGTCCCGCTGGAATGTTGAGTGGTATTAACGGCATGGCTTCGCCTTATGTTTTCACTACTAAACTTGTAGCAGATATTGCCGTCCCTGCAAAGACGCTAGGATCAGCAGCGGTTGTGCCTATCGTCCCGTCTGTCTGAACGAAGTAGCTTTGCCCTGCGGTGAGGCCAGACTGGTTTGTGCTGAGTGAGCCGATAATGTCTACCGTTGCGCTGCTGCCGCTTGCTACAGAACCGCCCTGAGACATGCCGATGTAGTTCTCAGTGGTGAGGTTGATGGAGGTGAAGGCGGGTTGAAACACTACAGCAGTCCCGTATGAAGAGTTACCATCATTCTTGTAAACAATAACTACTTTATTAGCATTGCTGTCAAAGGTAGATGAACAGTCTTCAGAAGCAGAATCCTCAAAGACTACAGCAGAACTAAAACTGATAGATGTCTCACTTACCGTCCCAACAGACAATGTGCCTTGATTAGAGTTTCCTCCGTCTCGATATGCTATAACCACTTTATTAGCATTGCTATCAAAAGTACTTGAAATGTTAGTTGTCTCGCCCTCTTCAAAGACTACAGCACTTCCGAAGCTGATAGAAGTTGAGCTAACTGTACCTACGATTGCCGTTCCTTTATTAGAATTACCACCATCTTTATACGCAATAACGACTTTATTGTTAAGGCTATCAAAAGTACTTGAAGTTGAAGTTGTAGCGCCTTCCTCAAAGACTACAGCACTTCCGAAGCTGATAGAAGTTGAGCTAACAGTTCCGACAATAGCTGTCCCTTTATTAGAACTACCAGCATCACTGTAAGCAATAACTACCTTGTTTGAGGCACTATCAAAGGTAGACGAAATACTGCTTGCCGGGCCAGTGCTATCAAAGACTACAGCAGAACCAAAGCTGATAGAAGTATTACTTACGGTTCCTACAATGGCTGTCCCTCTATCTTGATTACCAACATCTGAGTATGCAATAACCACTTTATTAGAGTTGTTGTCGAAAGTAGCAGAAGGTATAAATGTATCTGCGCTCTCAAAGACTGCCGCAGAACCGAAGCTGATTCCCGTACCGCTTACGGTTCCTACAATGGCTGTGCCGTAGTTTGAGTTTCCGTTATCTATGTAAGCAATAACTACTTTGTTTGAGGAACTATCAAAGGTGGACGAAAAGTAAGTAGAGTTTGCACTCTCAAAAACCACAGGTGTCCCGTAGCTAATAGAATTGTCAGACGGGTCTACTGTTCCTACAATAGCTGTCCCGTAGTCAGAATTTGCCCTATCTTTGTAAGCAATAACAACCTTATTGGAGTTGCTATCAAAAGTAGCGGAGCAAAAATCCTTTCTAGCACTTTGCCAGACAACAGGGGTACCAACAGCCTGACTAACAGCAGTTTCAGCAACAGCACTAACTGTCCCATCTACATTCACAATAACAGGCTTACCATTCGGCAGTGTACCAGAAGCCTTGGCCCTATGCGTACCCTCTTCAAGTTCAGGTATAGTTCTCATGCTCTAGCCTTTCACGATCATCTTTGTTGCCGATACGGCTGTGCCAGCGAAGACACTTGGGTCTCCAGCGGTTGTACCTAGTGTGCCATCCGTCTGCACAAAGTAACTCTGACCCGCAGTTAAACCTGATTGCCTGTTGTTGATAGCACCCTTCACATCAATGGTGGCCCCAGCGGTGTCAGGGTAGCCGTTGCTGGCTAGGCCAACGTAGTTCTCTGAGGTGAGGTTGGTGGAAGCTAATTGTAAGACTGCTGCTTTTATATTACCATTAGTAATGTCGTTATAGGGTATAACAAATTTATTATTAGCACTATCATACGCCATTTGAGATAAGCCAATTTGTGATCCTGACTGTGCAACAACAGCTTCTATAATGACCTTACTTCCAAAACTGACACTTGTATCGGATACAACCGCAGAAACAAAAGTCATACGATCAGAATTACCATCATCACAAAAACTTATAATAAAGTTACCGCTTCCGTCTGATAAAACGTCAGGAAGTAGAGTGGCTGCACTGTTAAATACAGCAATAGAACCCCAACTAACAGTTGTACCACTTAGAGTTCCGACCCGTGCTTTACCATAATTTGAATTAGCAGCGTCTATGTAGACTGCTATAAACTTATTTAAAGTAGCGTCATAAGCGATCCGCATTTGAAAACCTGATGAAACATTATTTAAGTCGGCTGCTGTGCCATAAGAAACACTTGTGCCTGAAATTGTTCCAACAACATATTGACCCTTGCTTGATTGATCCTGATCTCTATACACTAAAACAAACTTGTTAGCCGAAGTTGAAAAAGCAATACCAGCTCTTTGCATATTTCCATCAGTATCTGATCTTAATTTTGTTTCATTACCAGAACTAATAGATGTGCCACTTACAGTAATCACTCTAGATTGTGGAAAATTTCTCATATAAACAACTAAAAATTTATTAGAGTTTTTATCAAACGCCACTTGAATTTTATTTATAGAACTACTTTGAAAAACAGCAGCAGTTCCAAAACTTATAGATGTCCCTGATATTGTACCTACAATTCCAGTGCCATAGGTAGAGTTGTTTTTATCCGCATAAACAATTAAAACTTTATCTTCGCTTGTATCGTATGCCATAGACAAGCCTTGCATACCAGAAGAATTGTTAGCTTGAAATTTTGTAATATTTCCAAAACTAATATTAGTTCCACTTATTGTTCCAACAACGGCTGCGCCATAGTATGAATTAGCATCTCTATGATAGGCAATAATAACTTTTCCTGAATCAGGATCATAAATTGCTTGTATCTGACTTAGATTAGAATCAGTTGAAATCTGTGCGCCTGTACCCGCTCCTTCGTCGTTCCCGCTAACAACACTAACCGTACCATTAGCATTAACCACAACAGGCTTCCCATTGGGCAACGTACCACTGGCAATGGCGTTCAGCTTTCTTACTTGTGTGCTGGGTGTACCAATGGTGCGCATATGATTATTCCTCTTCGTCGAGTGTTGGGTCTACCCAATCAGAGTTTGCAGTCCAAGATGTTCCGTCAAAGAAATACTTGTTGCCAGTCCAATCAGAAGGGGCGTTGGTCACGCCGTCCGTGACAGTCACTGTGGTGCTGTTCAGATCACCAATGATGAACTGCGCAGGGTCGCCTACAGTGATATTGTCAGCAGTAGCTGTGATTGTTACGTCATCAGCAAGAAGGTACTTGCTCAAGCCGCTTGATGTTTCAACTATGGTCTTCATTTTGTCACCCCTTCACGATGATTTCTGTGGCTGAGATCGCAGTCCCAGCGATTACTGAAGGACTACCAGCCGTTAGGCCAAGCGTTCCGTCTGTTTGTACAAAGTATTGCTGGCCTGCTGTGAGGCTAGACTGTGCGTCATTGATAGAGCAACCCGTCTGGACAACAGCAGATGTTCCGTCAGCAGCAGCGCCTTTGGCAATGCCTATGTAGTTCTCAGCGGTGAGGTTTGTGGGGGTGTAGGCGTTCCGCACAACAACAGCCGTACCATAACTAGAATTTGCCTGATCTTTGTACACAAAAACCATTTGTTCTGAGGTGCTGTCATAGGCTCCTCTTAGGTTAGAAGAACCGCCGCTAGTCAAAGAGGTTACAGCACTAAACGTAAGGGATGTCCCGCTTACAGTAGCTGTTACAAACTTCCCTTTGTTAGAGTCTCCCCCATCTCTATAAAAGATGTTCACAAAACCAGCGGCAGTATTTTCGATTACAACAGTTTGCTGAGTAGCTGCTGCTTCAAAAACTGCGGCAGTGCCAAAACTGATTGAGGTACCACTCACTGATCCGACAATAGCTGTACCAAAGTCCGAATTACCCCGGTCCCTGTAAGATATCACTACTTTTTGAGAAGACGAATCATAACCTACCCATAGATTATCTGTGGTTGCTGTTTCAAAAACAACAGAAGAGCCAAAACTGATTGAGGTGCCACTAACTGTCCCGACAATAGCAGTGCCGTAACTAGAATTGTTTTCAGCCTTGTAAGCCAATACTGTCTTGTTGGCGTTGATGTCATAGGCGCACGACACTGTTGAACCCGTAGCTCCATCGTTGTAAACTACGGCGGTTCCCCAGCTAATATTTGTGCCGCTTACAGTCCCTACGATTGCTGTGCCACGGTTAAATGCACCAGCATCTCGGTATGCAACAACTACTTTCTCCGCAATAGGGTCGTAGACAAGACCTATACCATTTGTATTTGAGCTATTGAAGATAACCGTTGAGCCAAAAGAAATAGTTGTCCCGCTTACAGTTCCGACAACAGAAGTGCCGTACCCAGAATTGTCACCGTCATAATACACAATCACAACTTTTTGTGCAGCGGCGTGGTATACTATGGCAACACTAGCTGTGCTGTTAGGATGCCAAGTTGCGGTGGCCCCAAAAGTTATGCTGGTGCCAGATATAGTTCCGACTACGGCCTTACCTTTACTTCCGTCATCCTGATCTGCAAAAACAATGACCATTTTATTTGAATAAGCATCATACGCTGCACAAGTCACTGTAGTACTTGCCGCCTCAAACACGGCGTTAGACCCGACTGCTTGCGATACAGGTGTACCCCCAACAACACTCACAGTCCCATTAGCATTAACTATTACAGGTTGCCCACTAGGCAGTGTACCAGAGGCAACCGCCCGTACTTCACCATCTACAGGTGTGTTGCCAAGGGACCGCATTAGCTGATCTCTTCGTAGCTTACGATAACTTCCAAGTCGTTGGCTGTGCCAGCGGTTGCTGTGATTGAGCGATCTTCTTCAAGATACAATGCTGTATTTTTATCCAGAGCAATCAAGGAAGAGTCACCAGCAACCGATACAGTGCTTACAAGCGAGTATGCCGTGCCACCGCCAGAGGCTGCACTGTGTACATCCACTGTAACGTCACAGGCGTTTGTGCCATCTACGTTAGCTACTTGGATCATGTTAATCTTAAAGACCTTGCCACTGGATGCAGCATTGCTGACCAGCGCGGTTGCGGATGTTGAACTTAAAGCCACCAGCGCCGACTTGGCGGTGATCGTGGCTACATTTACTACGTTTGGTGCGGCCATGTGGCTTCTCCTTTAACCGAAGACAATCGCCATTGCGATTGCCTTTCCGGTTGTTGCAGCAGCATTAAGCTGCGGTTGAATAGCCGATGTAACACCATCGACGTAATTAAGTTCTGCGGTTGAAACAGTGGCCCCGTCAAGGATCGCAATCTCAGTGGCGCTTACAGCCCCAAGAAGCGTATCCGTTTCGGTCCAGTTATCGTTTATCTTTGTCCCCCAGGTGTCCTCGCTCGCGCCGACTTCTGGTAGGGTAAACCCTTGGTTTGGTGTAGTGCCATCAGCCATTACGCGGCCCTCTCTAAATAGTCTGCCTCGGTCCAGCTTGTCGTCGGACTAGACGCCTCAAGCCACTTGTAACGTGCGAACACGGTCGCTGTAAAGCCAAACTGATCCGACGCCGCCATCAATCTTACGCGATTATACACTATATCTGTGGTTATTGAAATGGTGGGACTTGCAGCTCCGACCACGTCAATGACCGCGTTCGATGTCGCCACGATCGAAATGGCGGGAGACGCCGAAACATTTCGCGTGACTTGCGCCGTCGCGGTGGCGCTGACAGCTATAGTAGTTGAAGCGCTGCCCTCTTCGATGCTAATATTTTTGCCGTACAGATACGAGCCGTAAGTGTTGAGGCCGTAGCCGGGACGGAAGCCTGGGATCACTTCATACTTGATGGAGGATACCGAAGCGATGCCGCCTAGACTTATGTTTGCCGCCGCATCCGCAACTCTAACGGCAGTCGGAGGCGTTGCCACAATTCCGATAGACGCAGACGCTGAAGCATTAACAACAGTAACCGCAGCCGCAGTAGCGGAAACGGCGATAGACGCAGCGGCCGCGCCCTGCGTCGTCTCCGGCTCTCCGTACAGCCCAGAGTTAAAAACCCCAGAGCCATATGTTGAGCGTAAAGCCATTAGCTGGCCGTGATGTCTAGGTCGCCCGTTGGGATACGGAACACGTCTCCGGCGTTAATCGCCTTGGCCGTCGTAAGCGCAGAGTGAATAATCATGTTGCCGCCGGAGGCCGCGTCCATGACGCCGATCCATCCGATCGTGCCCCAGTTGCCGCCGGATGCCGCAGGGAACTCAACGCCGGCAGTGTTGGATGCAACGTCGGCAGTGACGCTAAATGTTACAGCGGTTCGGGCGTATGAAAAGCCAGACACTTCAGTGCCAGCAACTCCGGTGTCGGTGGGGTCAGACGTGAATAGGCCGATGTACCAAGTCGTCGGACGGGTCACGCTGCCTGTGGTGAGTAGGTATTTGAGCGTGTGCGTCTCGAATGGATTAGTCAGTGACATGGATTTCTCCTGTTAGATATATCTGGCGCGATCATACACCAATGTGGTTTTAATAGCCAGAGGCGCGCATCCGTAGACCAGACCGCGCGAAACGGGTCTCGTCAGACGACCTCTGAAGTGATTGTATTGCGTTTGAGTATAGCGAGGCCCACACCGATGTCCTGGCGTCATCGTTTAGATACGGGGCGGACTGGACCAGCGCGCCGTATAGATAGGCGTCGGGGGCGTCCTGCAAAAGCCAGTTATATGTGTTTGTGCCGCTCAGCTCCGGCGTCTTTCCGTAATACATAAGCTGCATTGTATATTCGGCGTCCGGCGTCGGGAATACCTCGAGCTCGTTGCCGGCGTTTGCGTAGAAGCGCGGGCGACCACTTATGTTATTTGCGGCGGCTCGCAGCTGCACCAAGTCGTCGATTGACGTGGGCTCAATTCGGAACGTGGTGCCCGATGTAATGCTGAAACGCAAAGTCTCCAGCCAGTCCTCCGGCGTCTGTATGTAGCGGCTGTCGAGTGTGGCATCTGAACGCTGCACCATCTTGTAGTGTCGCAAGTCTCGATTGATGCTGCTCTCAGCCAGCGTGATGAAGTCAGGGATGACTGCGGTCAGATCGTCACGGTTAAGCCAGGTCGCGATTGATGCCTTTAGCTCGTCATACGTTGTAATCGCCATTAAAGTGTACCTTCTCGGGTGCGAAACGCTCGGTTCTCCGGTTGGTTAAGCCACTTCTTGAGGGCTTTCGGATCGTCTGCGATGCCTTGCTTCTTTAGCTCATAATACACGGAAAGCGGGATGGAAGCCACCTTTGGCTGGTCGCCGTATTTTCCCGACACATCGTTGTATGACCGCTTGTTTGCCTCGACGATTTTAGTGGCATCTTGAACCGTCTCCACGACAAATTCGCCGTTACCCATGACGTGCCAAAACCTAGTGATCCCGGTTGCATCGTCTCGGCTGAAAAGTCTCTTCATTTTTACCCTCCAATAGTAAATGGGGCGACCGAAGCCGCCCCACCGTTTTAGCTTACGTTCAAGTCAGCAATCAAACCGTGAGCGGCCTCATTAGACATTTTCACGCCGGTCTCGCAAATTAACATTTTTTTGTCGGCGTCACCGGTTTTGGCAAGATCCACGGCCTGTATAGGTCGCAGTGTCGCGACTGATGCGTACTCAGGATCGAGGCACCATGCGTCACGCTCGCGGCTGAAGCGGTTAGGCACAACAGTCAATGAGCCAAAATCGCTCAGATACACGTCAGCGGCACCGATGATGGTTGTTGGGCCATCTGATGGC